ATTTTGTTTCCTAATACTATGTAAAAGATGATTAAGAATAGTTCCATAAAGCATAGAATCAGTATTGAAGCTCCTTACAACGTATCGCTCGGTGGCTCTCCATTATTATTCTCTTTATTTTTTGCAAGCTGCTTAATCATTCTCTTTCGCCACAATGTTTTACTTAATGCACTTGGCGTACCTTTAATTCTGAAAAACATCAAAATAAATAAAATTGTTAAAGCTAAAATTTTCATATTATATTATTCTCCTTCTAAAATTTCTTTTGGGCAGTAAATAATCTTCTTACCTGCTTTCTGTGCTTTACGAATTGTTGACCACACACCACCTGATTTAATTCCATCCCAAATTGCAAGAAGTACATCACAATGATCAACCATATATTGATCTCTTACATTGTCACAACCTTTATAGAATTCATCTGATAATTCAACCCATTCGTCAGCTTCATTTTTGAGCTTGTTGTAATATTTATTTGATGAATTATAATCTTTACAAGGTAAAATACAGTGTAATTTTAAATCTCTATTCTTTTCAAATTCTTCAGAAATACTTCTGTAGCTCTCCTTAATAATACAAGTATTTAACCCAATTAAAATATCAGAGCCATTTGCCATACCACAATAAACATCAGACACATCAAGTATTTGATTAAAAATCCAACAACCAATTCTTGCCCATTTAATATCTAACTCATCATCTGGCAATCCTAACCTCTGAGGTCTATGACCTGTTAATGCTACTCTCATTTATTACCTCCTTAATTTTCACAAGAAACTGTCGATTCTTGTTTTATCATTTTAATAATTTGATTTATTAATAAAACCTTTTTTCTGAGCACATGATAAACAATAGTTATATCTTCCATATATAGTGCACCCACATTTTCTACATTTGTGAGCTTTTTCTATTGCTTTCCCAAATGGTTGTCCAAGTTCAAAATAACATTTCTTACAATATGTATAATGGTCTTGGCAATATTCACCACATCTCTGACAATATGTCATATAATTCATCTCCTTTTCGAAATCCGTCAATTCAACTTTTACAAAACTTCATCAACAATTCCATACTTGACTGCTTTATCAGAATGAATATAAAAATCTTTCTTCTTTTCACGAATTTCCTTAATATCATCTTTTGTGAGATTGGTTCTGTCGATTACATATTCTTCAATCTTTTTATTCAGCCAGTCCATTTCTTCTCTGTCTTCTACCAAATCCTGATATTTACCACTTCTCCAACAACTCATCTGATGATACATAAATGTTGAATGTTTGTAGCAATATCTCTTATGACCTGCTAAGAAAATCTTAAAAGCTGCACTCATTGCATATCCTGTACAATATGTATAGATTGGAGTTTTGCTATTGAGAATAATATCAATTAATCCCCACATATCATAAACAGATCCACCATACGAGTTGATGTATAGTTTAATTGGCTCACGTTTATAATCTTTTTCCTTCTCATCTTTCTCATCATCTTCTCGAATCTGTTGTAAAATACTCCATGTTAATTTACCAATAGATTCGTTGTCTACATCATCAGATAAAAATAATGTCTTTTTGTCTGTATTTGCATATGAATTGTCTTTTGAACTCATAAAGTATTCTCCTTATATTTAATTCTCTGTTTCAAATCCAACTTGTATATATCTATCTAATTCAGATTTAGCATTTTCATTCAATAATTGTTTTTCATCAACCAATATAATTGTTCCTGGCTGCACTCTCTCTCTTAACTGACTTGGTGTAAGTACAATTGGATTGAATTTTAAGTGCATTTTATATGCATAATCTGCCATGCTTCCCATCGGTTCAATAACAGGAATTTTATATTTACCACTAATCTTCATCAGATTATATGTTTTACCGATCCCTCTACTATTAAAACCATATAATCGTTTAATGTGTGTTTGTCGTTTCTTTACATAATATTTCAGCTCATGATATAATGCTTTTGATTTTAATAAATATGACCAGTGTTCTAATCGTTCATAAAATTTCATATATGTAGTATCATCTCCTTTATTATGTACTATATATAGCGGTTGCGTGTTTATCCAACCACTATATATTGTGTTAAGAACGGCATGAAATCCGTCTTCCTTGGCTTTTTGAGTCTCTGAAACACCCTATTTATGGGCATTCCAGAAATCTACATTACTCTTCTACTGTATTATTCTCTCTATCGAAGATAATTCTTTAAGAAATATTCAAAATACTCTCTGATAAACAGTCCTGAATATTGATTGTTTGGCATAAACATAATTGGAATATTATATTTAAACCAAAAGCTGTGTATTGATGCAATGAATGATTTCCGATTATATTTTGTATCATAATTTCCTGTTGCAATATCTTCATAAGAAGCATTTTCAATTAACAGAACTTTTGTTTTAGGTGCAAGACATAATTCTTTTTCAAATCTATCACGCTCTTTTGTCAGATTATTGCTTATCTCTTCGAGACTTGCTTTTCTCTCAATGACACATGTTGTATTAAAATACAAATCACGAGGTATGGATAACTTCTCATTTGCAGGAATCATGAACGAATAATCTCCATAACCGAGTGCTTTCTTTTTATATGAAATTCCTTTTCGATCAAAGTAATCTGTAATGTGGGAATTGACTTTCTCCCTTGTGTCAATAAGGATTGTAATGGAAGATATTAACTCTTCCATTTCCTTATCTGTGTACTTATATTTGTTAAAAATCGTCTTCGTCCTCCTCAATATCATTTTTTATTACAAATTTACTTAACCAAAATTCAAATTTATCAGGTACTTCTTTATAAATTTTCTTACCTGTAATTGGATTTATTTCACCAATTGGCTCTTTTTTATTCTTCTTTTCAAGGAAAATAATATATAGAATTGCACCTAGATCAAATGGATTTCGATTATACTGACTTGTCCACATTTTTACTTCTCGTGTTTTACCACTATAGATTTCAAAAAGATGAACATTTACAATAGATTTTTTAATATCAAGTTCAGAAACATAATATAGACGTTTACTTACTTTAGAATCCGAATCACTGACAATACCAAGAACTTCTCTTTGATTATCAAGTCTTTCCTTTAAAGTTAATTCCCTATAAGGAATTTTAGAAATTAATTCCTTAATAATTTGTTCTGAGTCAAGTTTATTAAATTGTTTTGCTGTCTCATTTCCATATTTTACAAGTACATCAAATGGAATATTATTCTTTTCAGCTTTATCTTTGAAGATCTGCTTCGCACCATTTAACAAATCATACAATCTTGTAATCTCAAGTAAAGTATTTACATCGCCATATTTCTTAAAATAATTGATTCTAATAAGTTTATTTACAATGGTCTTATTAATTGAATTTGAAAATAGTGCAGTTAATACATCAGTAAATGTTTCATACTCCGATTGCCCTAATTCATAAAGAGTATCAACAACCCCTTCACCAAAGCCTTTTACACTTGACAAATTTGGATATATTAATTTATTCTCTTCATTAATTGTCACTTTTCTGTTATCTGCGCCAAATTCATAATCGCCTAATTTATATCCCCAAAATTTAATTGCTTCTTTAACAAGAGCGTCTATCTTATCCTTTTTATTCTTTTCCTGATAATGATTGATTGCTACTTCATAGAATGTTTTAGTATGATGTGCTTTGAACCATGCTTGATAGGCAGAATCTCCACCCATTGAATAGGCATGTGGAGAATTAAATGCGTAAGATCCAGAAGACTCTATTACATTCCAAACATTATTAAAATTATCTGTCTTACCGATTTCTGCTTTCCAACCTTCTATTAATCGTTCCTGTAATTCTTTTAACATTTCAGGATGTATTTTATATTTCTTTTTTGAAATATTTTTAATAACTCCATATGTTTCTGCCATTTTCAATTCCAAGAATGATAATACTTTCATAATAGATTCCTGATAAATCATAAAATGCGCAGTATCAGATAATAAATCATCAATCTTTTTTTCGCCTGTAGTATATGGTTCACGATTCAAGAATGTACTAAGTAATGACGCAAAACCTGGTCGAATTGCTGCAATGAAGCTACTTAACTCCGCTAAATTTTGCGGTTTATACTTCTTAACTCGATTAGTGGTCGCTTCTTTCTCACACTGATTAACACAGCATGTAATACCATTTGCATAAATATCCCATGTTTTTTTATCACCATCAATCATATGTCTTAATTCATCAAATGTCGGAACTTCCATACCAATGCTGTGAAAGAATTTATATGTAAGATAAACACTATCTACAATAAGAAAATCCTCTTTTACATATCCGAATTCATCAAGATAACCACCTTCAATGGCTGCACACACTGTTCTTTTGCCAGTTGATCCAGAAACAGCACTTATCAATCCTACTTCTCTACGAATATCACCATCAAAGATAAAATGACCACAAGCATGTACTTTCAGATTAATTGTGATCCCTTGATATTCATTGCTCTGTTTGAACAACTCTGTATACTCTTTTGGGATAAAATCTTCTACATGAATATCATCTTTTTCATCTTCATCTGCATATTTCAGTGCCTTATTATACTCATCAAGATACTTTGAAATCTGATTCGCATCCTCTGGTTTAACTTCGTTTGCACCTGCATATAACTGCCAAGCTGCCTTTTCTTTAAGTTTTTCTATTGCCATTAATGGGTAACAGCCATGTTCCCCTAATAATTTTCTTGCTGCTTTAACAAATGGTTCTTGTGTAGCAACATTCAAATCAATATCTGGCATCTGACCAGCTAATACACGTTCCTTAGTCAAGAATCGTTCAGGATAAATAGGAATATCAGCATTGAATCTATCAACAGTTGTAAGTCCTAAAAGCTTATTTGTTATAAATGATGCAGCACTACCTCTTGAAGTAGTTGTTAAAATACCACCTTCATTTTTTATTGCGTCATCTACAATAGCCTTACTTGTTAAGAAATAATCCACAACACCAGCTTCCATAACTTGCTTTGCTTCATATCGAATACCATCTGCTTTTTCTTTTGATTTTTCTTTTTCTTTTGCATAAGCTTTATTAAGAATATCTTTGTAAATTTTACATTTTTCTTTATAGGTTTTTTCTTTGTAAACACTCGGAATTTTAAATTTTCTATCAAGAACAATTTCTTCACATTCTGTCACAAAAACATTTGTATTCATAATTGCTCTATATATTTCTTCTCTGTTTAAAACACCTTGTTCTTCAAATCTTTTAATGACTGTTTGAGTATCAGGATAATCGAGATACCAGCCTTCCTCATCTGGATAATTAATGTTTTTATATTTCAGAATCTGGTCACGCTTAACTGCATTTTCTTCTTTAACATAATGACTATCAAGACCACATATAATCTGAATATTATGTTCTTTTGCAATTCTTAAAATCTTTTTATTAAGTTCTTTCTGCTTATCAGTGTTGTGATACTGAACTTCTAAAAAGAAATTATCTCCAAAATATTTATGTATTTTAAGCCATATATCTTCTGCATCTTCATAATTCCAACCTGCCACGCAAGCTGATGTTACAATCACATTGTCTTTTGGAATATTAAATAATAATTCTAAATCAATACGTGGCTTATAATAATATCCATCAATATTTGCCATAGATAAAGCAAAATTAATATCTCCACGACCTTCAGCATTCTTAGCTGCTACAATCATGTGACAATTTGCTCTATCTTTTTCTTTTCTATCTTTTACCCAATATACTTCTGATGAATGTATATATTTAAGATGTTCACTCTCAGCAACTTTATATACTTGAAACTGATTACCTTGTGAACCATGTTCACCAGAATATAAGCATTTTGCTCCAAACTCATGTACTCTATCAGCGTATGCATTAATTGATTCAGCACAATCTGGGGTAGATGTATTACTAAAATCTTTATGGCAATGATAATTTTCAAGATATAAATTTTTCACATAATCTTCTGCTGAATAAGGAAATTTAAACGTTAATGTTGGAATAATTTTTTTAACTAATTCAATATCAGAAATATCAAGCCACCTCCTTAATCTCATCACATATTGCTTTTAATACAAATTTTCTACCAAAAAATCCCGAATCAAGTGTACACACAATTTCTAACTCATCATTCATCATCGAATGATCCTCCATCTCGTCAAATGAACCATCAAAATTCCACTTGATAATTTGTAGGTAATCATTTGGTTTTATTACAAGATGTTTATAGTCACTCATTTGACTGATTTCATATTCATCAATACCATCAATAAATACTTTTACAGGCTTAAAATTTGTACCAGATATTTTATCTATCTTCTTTATATTCTCCACAAGTTTGCGAGTAACATCCGAAATATTAATCTGAATATCTACATCTATAGAGGTGTCAGATTCCAATTCTGGAAGAGTTTCTTCTATATATAATACAAACTTATCTAAATCATCTTTCTTAATAGAAATACCTGCCGCAAGTTCATGCCCCTCACACTTTGCTAAACCACTATCATTACAAATCTGGCGAAAATCATCTACCCCAATTGCTCTCATTGAACCAGAAAATGTATCCTTAATGTCTTTTAGAACAAGAATAGGTTTTTGATACCTTTCCAATAACTTATTTCCAAGTAATCCACTAACACCATAAGGTGTATCTATATATGTAATAATCATCTTCTTGTCTACTTGAGTATCGCATTGTTTCAATACATCAGGTAATAATCTATCTACTTCTTTGTTTTGTTCTTCCTTGCATTTTTTTAATTCTTTCACGTAAGCCAAAACCTGTTTATTTTCGTCTTCCAAAAATGCTTTCATAGCAATTTCATTTTTACCCATACGATTACTTGCATTGACAATTGGTGCAATGCTGAATGCAATAGCGGTACTATTAAACTCAAAGCCACCAACAATTTTCTTAACTGCTGGATTATATATCTTCTCTAATCCCTTAGATACAATATATCTATTCTCCATAACAGTCATATCCATCATATCTCCAACAAGACCACATGCAGCTAAATCAACAAGTTCATCTGCATAATCTGTAAGATATTGTTCATCAAGATATTTACAAAACTTCCACACAACACCTGCGCCTGATAGTTGGGCATTTTCATAATTCCTCTGGGAAGATACAAGAATTACATAATCATCATATGATTCTTTCTCTTTAATTGCATGATGATCGAGTACAATTACATCTGTTCCCATTTCTTTTAATAACTTATATTGAGATATATCTTTATCCAAACTATCTACAATAATAAGTAAATCAATGCCTTCAAACTGAGATAAATCTTGCCCAATCAAACCATGCATTTTACCCTCATCAATATAAGTTTTAATGTTATCAGTAGAATGTCTGAAATACCTGGTCATTATTGTTCCTGATGTAATTCCATCTAAATCTGTATCAAATAAAATTCCAATACGCTCATTATTTACAATTGCTCTATCTACTCTTTGATATGCTTCGTCAATACGAAGTAATGAATCTAGGGGAAGCAAATCATCTTCTGTAGGAGTCAAAAAATGTTCAACGTCATTAATTCCTCTTTGACTTAAAATCGTATCAAATACTTCATCCTCATACATTCCACGACAATCATTTAGTATTCTATAATTCGTCTTCGTCATCCTCATCTCCAATCATTGTTATTTCATTCTGCAAAATATTTTCTAAACATTCTTTTCCTAAATCAGATGGCGAAACTTTATCCTTATATCCTCGTCCAAAATAACTCCAATATCCAAGTTCTATCTCTGTGAACCTAGAATAATTCTTTACCATGTCAATGTTTCTCATAATATTCTCTAATCCATATCCTACGTCATGCAGGAAAATTATCTTTTTGGGATTTAATTCGAGTAACATTTTGACTTGTTGAATAGAAATAGATCCACTTCCAAGAGATACACAATTTCTTATCCCATAAGAAAAGCATTGCATACAACTCTTTTCCGCTTCAAAGATGTAGATAGTATTATCTACTAAGAATTCATAATTTTGAGAATAACCAAATAATGTTTGACTCATGCTGCAAGGTACAGCATAAAAATATTTCATTTCACCATCAGCAACATCATAATTAAATCGTTCTTTGACACCCATAAGCTGTCCAAACTGATTTCTTATAGGGATAACGATACCTTGTGATTCTATGTCATATCTTATATCAAAAAATTTTTGTGAAAGAAGTGATATATTATCAGCAAGAAACTTCGTATTCCCACAATTAACATAGCAATTTAAGATGGAATCATCATATGTATTGACTTTATTTGTTCTTCGTTTTCTAATCTTCTCATAAAATCCTCCAAAAATTCCTTTATTATCAAAGAAATCATAGTAATCTGTAATACCTAATGCATGTCTTACTTCATTAAGGACATCTATGAATTCAACTTTTCTTTGTTCAATAATATATGAAAAAATATCTTTTCTGATATTTCTTGCATAATCTATAGTGTACAGATATTCATTATTTTCAAGGTTGATTACTATACTTTTCTTTGATGATTTTTCGTCTCGTCCAAATGATATATATTTAGGACGAATTACTATGTTACAATAGCCAAAATGTTCAAGAACATCTTTTAGCTTATCTGGGTGATTTATCAGTTCTTTTTTAATATCAGCTAACATATATCACTCCATAATTTGTTATTTTATTTCTCCATGTCGAGGTCTGCATTGACATGTCTCTCTGAAAATTGCAAAATCTCCTGAAAATTTAAGAAGATATGCAACCCCAGTATCGCTCGAATTATTACCATTACGTGTTTTTTCCACGAATAACATTCTCCAAACCGCATTCGGATCTGGCTTATATTCCTCTTCTATCCATTTATCATTAACCTTTTTAAGTCTAAATGGACGACAATAATATTTACTCTTCTCATCTAATTCTTCTGCATATACAGTCCTCATTAAGAATAAATTCTCTAATATCTCTTTGATCTGCTTAGAATTGCTCAATGCTGAAGCGTCTAAGAATAACTTACCCTTCATGTATTCAGCTAACTGAACAGAAGCAAGCATTATAAGATTATATTTTTTTGCAAGTTTATCTAACTCACGACTATCTCTTACAAGTGCCATATCTTGTCTTGTTGTTGAAAAGTCACCTTCTTGGATTTTAAATGTGTCATATAATACCGTGTCATATCCATATCTTAAAACATTCTCACGAATTTTTTTCTTAACAACTCTCATATCGGCATCATTAATAGAAATAAATTTGACTCTTCCTTTATAATTATCTCTCCAAAATTTCTGAACATCAGATAATTGTTCTCTACTCTCAGTATTGATGTCACCAGCAGCCATTTTTTTCTTAGTAAGTTTAAAATATCTATTACGCTTACCTAATAACCAAACCATGAATTTAATCTTAAATTTCTTTATGCTCTCTTCATTGGATATAATAAGAATTTTTCGATCATAATATAGAAGTGCCATCAAAACTGTAATCCACCAGGTAGACTTACCTGCACTAGAGAAACCACCCATCATAGTAAGTGTTCCTTCAAGTAATCCCATTATCTGTTTTGATAAAAATGGGAAGCAATTCATTTCCTCACCATTTTTATCATACCCTGCTATATCAAATGGAACACCATTCTCTTCTCCATCTTTACAAGACTCAATAAATTCATCATCAAAATCTATTTCTTCCTCTTCGATAATTTTACTGCTATATCCCGTACCATAACTTGATATACGAGATTCATACCAATCCGTGACTTCTTCAGCAGTCATTTTTCTAAATAATTTTAATGGAACTACTTTCTTATCTCCTATCGTTATTTCTTGTAGAAGATTAAAACCATCCCTATACATATTCATCATAATATTCTCTCTATAAAGAATATCTATGTACGTATCAAAATTCTGAGTATTGATAATATCAATCTGGTGTTGAATCGTTTCCCAACCACCTTTATCCTCAAATTTTTCAATAACTTCTTGATTCATATTAGACAGAATGGTAATTTCATCCAAAGAATAAAATCCCTTCTTTCGTAAATTTTTCAATAAAGAAAAATAAAAAAGACCATCTGCTGTGACAAAATCTTTTTGTTCAAATGTTGTATCATCAAGCAGAAGCATATCTTTGAAGAAACAACTAATGACATTGCCTTCTATTTCAATCCTACCTTTTAATAATTGAGCAGGATACTTTTCTTTCACGCCTGTAATAAACTCACTTATGTCAATCACCTACACTTTCTTCAATCTCAGATAAACTTCTACGTTTATTTCTTCTTTTATAGTTTATAGTTGGCATATCTACATTCACCTCTTTGGGCTTTTCAGGTTCTTTCATCTTAAAATCAGCAATATTATTCTTCAGTATCGCAGCGAAGTATCGAATCTTTGCATATTCACTTACAAAATCTTTTTCAAGAACCTTTGTTATATATTCTTTATTCTCTGTTAGATATGCCAAAATATGTTCATAAGAATATACCTCCAATAAAAGATTTATCTCTTTGAACAGTGCAGAATTTAGAACTTTATATCCAAATATCTGATTAATACACTCATATGTATTATTTTTTACTTCTCTCTCGTGCAATACTTTTTGATATTCAGCTTCATTGCAATAGTAGGTGTTTTTACCACCTACTACTACCTTGAATGCTTCATTTCTATCTACCTTAGTACCGCACAGTCTGCATTTTACCAGCATGTGCCATACCTCACTTAATTCATCATATCGTAGATTCTTTTTAATCCATCCTCATCAACGTCATTGAGCTTACCATACTCAGCAATTACATTCTTGACTGATGCCTTAAGTTCTGCATCTTTACACTCTTTATACATCTTACGGATAACAGCATCTAAATCATCTGGATATGTAGATGTCTCCGTTATTTCCTCAACTGTCGTCTCAACTGGTGCATCAATATCGTCAATATCATCCTCAATCGAATCTGACTCTACTGGCTTTTCTTCCTTAATTGGGGCTGTCTTCTTAGGGGTAACTTTCTTTGGTTCAGATGATGTAGCATCAACACGACCATTCTTAAGTGCAGTTTCAATAGTATCAATAAATGTCTGTCCCATATTTAACTGATCAAATGGAATATACTCAGGAATTGATAAATCCTTTAATCTACCACCTGCTTCTACAATCTCATTGCCACGGAAGTATAATCTACGCTCTGTCTCTTTAACATAACGCTTTGTGCTATCACCTTCACCTTTCTCTTCGATTTCTCTGTCAATAAGTCCTGTTGCGATAATATCAAAGCAATCTGCGACTGCACTCTCATAATCGGCAATAAGAGAAGAACCTAATCTCTGAAAACCTTCCTCATCAAGAGAAGCCTTATCCTTAACAGTCTTTAACTTTGTATGACCAATCATCCAAGGCATAATTCCTGCATTATACAAGTCATTAAGGAATTTCTTTACAAGCTTTGCACATTCTTTCTCGCCATTTGTGTATCCACCATAAGCAGCTTTGATTGATTTAATCTTCTTTCCATTCTCAAGAATAGATAATCTGATTACCTCTGACTCTGCAATCCCAAAAAACTCTTCTGCACTATCGAAACATACCATCTCGACATTGTGTTCATTACCTTTCTCTTTAATAAGCCAATCCTTAACCTCTACTAAATCTTTCCATGTATTAGCGTGAGTAGTAAAGATGTTATCAATCATATTAGTACCATGCTCCATTCCACATGATACGAGCAATCCTTTTTCTGGATCTCCAAACTTCGCATTAATCATATCCGCCCACAAGCTTGTCTTACCAAACTTACGAACACCCATAATAAATCCTGTAATCTTATTAATCTCTGTTGCTGATCTTTGTAACATAGGTTTCTTCATTAATATAATTCCTCCATATTATTATTTAATTTTGAGAGAGGGCAAACGCCCTCATCTCTTTTAAAGCTCGTCATCGTCATCTTCAAATAAATCTTCTGTACCATCTGGAAGTTCCTCTTCGAGTGGCTTGATAACCATATCATCCTCCGTGTAGACCGTATCCTGTCTGCCCTTAGTAAATCCTCTTGCTGGCTTTAAGAACTGATACTCTCTGATTCTCTCTCCATATACATTTCCACCAAGCTCTGCACGAATATCATCCATAGTAATTAATCCGCACTCCAAATCATCTCTCTGTTCGTCAGTGAGCATGTCCTCTGTAATCTCTGTTTTCTGTGCTCCATTCAGCATATTAACAACAGCTCCATACTCTTTGAATGTATCATCATCAACTATAAATTTATGCTTAATTGACTCTGTTCTCTTCTTTGCTTTTTCATCTGCATCATCTGAAAGAACTGGAATTGTAATTGTAACTGGTACAGGAATATTACCCTTACGATTATTGTCATACTCCATCATGTAACCATTTACATAATACTTACCCTTCTCCTCAACACTCATATCATCTAAACTCTCAGAGTTAAATAAAATATTGATTGTTGCTGTAGATGACTCTTCTGCATCATCTGCTGCAAGATAAATACGATTAGGTACATAAGACTCATATACTCTCTCATTTTTATCTGAATACTGATATTCTCCATTTCCACGAATAAAGAATTTCTTATCAGAATACTTTCCACTGTCAATTACCTTTTTGATGAAATCAATAAAATCCCACTCGGAGATGAATTCGTGCCTTTTCTTATTGCTCTTTTCAAGAGCTTCGCCCAAGGCTGCTTCATCTTCTATATAAAGTTCTTTTAATTCTTCATCCGTAAGATTTTTTCCTTCTCTAATTTTTTCAGCAGCTTTTTCTAGTTTGTATCTACGACCAGGCTTTTCAAGATCAAAGATAAATTTCTTAAATTCTGCAACTTCAGCTAATTTTGGAGAAGTAAGTCTTTCTTTAAAGGGAATCTTCAACGATTCTCCCTTAATCTTATTTCCATTATCATCTACACCACTTTTAGAAAATGTGTATACATAACTTTTTGATTCATCTTCAAATGCCCCACTGCTAACTGTAAGCATATGACGATTATCACCACATGCCACATTAAACATAAGTCTTTTGTTTACCCAACCTGTCTTCGGGAATTTTGTCAGATTAAATGGTTTAAATTTTTCTGTCTCCTTTGAAATACTTAATTTTCCTGTCATTTCAAAATTCATTAAATGAATCCTCCTTATAATATGTAATAAAATTTTTTTGATAACTATATTTGAACAGTCTTGCGACTGGAACACAGAAAATAAATTTATGTAAAATCTATCTTCAACAGTGATTTTTGAGTATAAAACCCAAGGGTATGCTGTTCTTCCACCCATATTTATATTCTCTATTCAGTTTTGATTTTTGGAATTTTTTGAACTGATTTGTTCAATGAAGATGCTTACTGAATTGACTGTTTATGTAATCTTCTACAAAGGTTATCGTATGAATTACTAATTGAATTTCCCATAGCAAGCAATCTTGAAATATAACATCTGACGGTTTCGCAAATCTAAATCCATCTCCATATTTTGAAGCATGTTCCATTGTTCCGTCTCTACAATGAATAACAATAGCAATAATTGCTCCAATTATATGAATACTCATCAAAATTACTAACATGTTCACCTCCTCAAAATCCGAATGAAACAGTGATTTCCACTGAACTCCTTTCACTTACTTATTCTCTATTCGATTTTCATTTTTATTGGAAATTGTAACTCAAATGAGTCTTAAAGGATTTCAACAACAACACCAAAGATATTGCTTCTTGTAATTGTGCCATTGATATGACCATGATTATTTGAAATCTGGTAACTGACACCATTTTTAATTGCTGAAATTTTATGTAAATAATAATTACCTTTAACCTTACAGAGTACAATATCATTCTTTTTTAACTCTGTATCTTCTGTCACAGGCTTACAAATTACTGGTTGACCTGATTTAAGTATTGGTGTCATTGACTGACCAAATCCAACCACTTTACAAGTTTGACCATTTCTTAAATGTTCTGCCGTGATAGCATTTTCTTTTCCTTCAAAATCGTATTCTATAATTTCTCACCTCTTACTTTTATTCTCTTATTTTTTGAAAATTGTTAGCTGAATTGCTAAGACTAATTGTTTAAGAAATTTCTAATATCAGTCATCATCTGTTCTGACTCATCAAGATAATATCTATGAGTATCTTCACCATCATAATATTCAAAATATGGAATTGGCTGCTCATCTTCATCATACATCCATCCAAGTTCTGAATACGCATCAAAATATACCGACACATGCTTTCCATTATAATCAATTACAAATCTGATAATCGCACCTGCAAATGGTGGAATAATTTTTACATCCCATTCTTTATCAAAGTGAAAAGCAGGAAGTTTATGACTCCAACCTTTAAAATCATGCATCTGTTCCACCTTTGATAACATTAGTGACTTATTTACATTTTCCTGTAAGTTCATTTATTTCTCACCTCCAACTATATATTCTATATTTTAATCATAATACACATAATTACAGCTATTGGATTCAATATTTTCTAAGTCAATAATCATTTCGCCATCTTCATGACATCTATCAATTTCAATATCAGAGATTTTAATAGAAGTGTCTGTCATTTCTATAATATTACCTATGTAGTGATCGTGATGATTTGTCACTTTATTGAATAACGTAAATGCAATATCTTCACCAACTCTAAAGCTTTTCTTATTATCTGTTACTAATGTTCTTACTGTTTTAATGTCGTATTTCACAATCTCACCTCCACGACCAAGAAATGTCAGATTCATGTACTCTTATTTTACCAATTGCCATTAATACCAACATGACTAGGAAGTACAGTTGTAATTGTTGAGTAATTTCCTGCAATATCGTTATTTATCATATGATATAACTTCAAATAATCATTTACAGATAATTTCTTAATCTTGGCATACAAACTATCCATATTCTTCCATGTTTCGTCATGCTGCTTAACCGTAACTTTCATATCTGTAATCTGTTCCATGAGTTTCTGTTTTTCTTCCTTACGGTTCTCAATCTCTTTGTCCTTCTGAACACAAAACTCTGCAAGTTTCTGTTCCTTATAGTTTTTTAAATACTCATCAACTGGATTAACTTCTTCCAACGCTTCTTCATTTTTAATTGTTTCATTCATATATATATTCTCCTTTATATTTACTTACTCTTCACCAACAAAAACTAATCTATCAATATATTCTCTACCTTCACCTTTGAAAATAGGGATATCTGTATCAATAATCCACTCATTTTCAGACCTAGAAGTGTCTCTTAATTGTGCAGTTGCCATAACACCATCAGATTCAATGATAATCTTATTCCTTACACAGCAACTTCCTCTCTTCTGATAAGTAGGCAAATCGTTCCAGTTAATACCTTTCTGAGTCATAAGCATATCCTGAATATCATTACATGACTTATTCTGTAATTCTTTATGTGAGAAATTGGCTTGACCTACCATCTGAATTGAGTTACGAGAAGCATCTAATTGTCTCCAATAGCAAAGATTTGTTACTTCTTCTTTTGGAATATTGAAACAACGAGCATCGAACATTGCACCTTTGTCTATAGCTTTATCATAAATATCTAATAATCTTCTTTCTTCATCTGTATGAATTCCCATACTAAGTTCAAAAGAATATTTTTTAACTTCTTTTACAAAAGCTTTATTAAATGCCATCGTAGCCATACTCGCCGCAATGCTACAAATCTTCTGTACTTCATAATCAAACCATGCAGAAGATGTGAGCTTCTTATAATCAACAAGAATCAATGTAATCTCATCTGACTGTGTGTAACCAAGAACACAACCTTGAATATTCTCACATAAGTATTTCATTGTTTCCTGCATTGACTTAATTAGTACTTCATCAAATGGTTTCTGAAATCCTCTTGTAAATGTATGGAACGCCTTTCCGTCAATTCTGATAGCAACTGGACACCTTCTCATTAATTTTGTCTTTGGAATCTGCTCATAAAATGTCTTCATCCTAACGCCTAAATCATCATGTACTGGCATATATGTACCTCTCTTTCAATATGTTATTCTCTCTTACTAATATAATTTCGTACTTAATTCAGAAACTTGTTCTTTAATTTCATCCATTTCTGTTAAATCATTTATAGGTTCTAACTTGTGATTGATATCATTTATATCAGATTCAATTTCGTCAATTAGTTGAATGACAACACTTTTGGGAATAAATTCTTCCCTATCATCAAATTCATAATCAGCTAAATCACCATACTGATATACTTCCTTGTCTATTTGTTCTCTATAATTTGTATTTTTATATGCCATTATCTTTACCTCCTCATAAGAAATCGAAAATTACTTCGTTTCTCTCCAACTGATACTGTAATATGATTCATTATATTGATTGCCAGTTTCAATCTTATAACCAAGTTCCTCTAATTTCTTTCGTGTTTCAGGTTTTAAACAACCATCTTCACTGATTGAAAATTTGCCATCTGCAATTGCATCTCTAATTAATTTAGATAATTCTGCTAATTGCTGTGTAGTGCAACTATCAATTACATTGTTTGTCATCTTATTTGCTTCTGATGCAGACGGAATAACATTCTTTGGTGGCTGAACTTCTGGCATAGGTATATCAGAAGTAACTGCATCTTCGCAACAACCTATATCGCTACAGCCTAAACAAAACTTATAACTTCTACTATTTACTGGATATTTACAACTCATTTAATTATTCTCCTTATAGAAACCGTAGTCACCAAGTTTTTCATTCACAACTTTGTCAAATTCTTTTGACATTATATCTAAAAATCTCTGCTTACATTTCATTACATTGTCGCAACCAACTGTATATTGCAAGTCTGATATTACAATTTGATATGCATCACCTATGTATTTAATATCCATTTTTCACGCTCCTACATATTTATTCATCTGCTAATTTTGTCATAAGTGCAGCTCTGTACATACTTCTATCATCATTGAAAGTTACTTTATCTGCATTAGACCAAAATTCTTTATATCGTTTGTTATGCTCTTTCCTCCTTTTTAAATATTCTCTTATCGAATCATAAGGATTAGGAATTAAGCATAATACGCAATGTATAACGTCTAGCTTTTCATAGTGAGGAACATCTTCCCATAATTCACAACTCTGTATTTTTTCTATAACCAATTCACCAATATTAAACACTTGTCACCTCCAAAGGAAACCGATATTTACTCATTCTTCGATTCAAATTCTTCAAGCACTTTATAAAATTCACTACCTTTAATTTCTGTAAAACCTGTATCATCGTCTGGTGTAATAGTTTCATATTTTGTTGTAGAAATATTTAAATATAACTTATTCTCATACTCAAACCTTGAAACTGAATACCCACCTAAATGCAATTCCTTGAAATAGTCTCCTACTCGAATGGGATGATTGTTAATAACAATATTATTTTCAATACATAAGTCTTGAAACTCTTTTAAAGTCTTACTGTTAGCTCTAAATTTCCTCATTAACACATCAGAATCGTTGAATAATTTATTTGGTTTCAGTAACTCTTTACCAAATTTCTGATTATTTTCATTGCAATCGGTAATATATAATCTAATATTATGCTTTTCATATTCTTTAAATGGACGATTTACAAATCCATCTCCACCGATATAATATTCATTCCCAGCAATACCTTTATCCTCGAAAAAATTATTTGTTACTATTCTTCTCTCTTCGCCATGTTTTCTATAATCATTAATCTCTTTTAGGAATTTCTCATTTGTTACAATATAAAATTTCTCCATTATTTCACCTCACATTTTTAAAAGAAACGAATCTTTCTTGTTCTCAGTTCACATCATTATGTGTTTCGCCATCTGAGTAATAAATATTCCAATCCTTAAATAATTCAATCAATTTGTCATTATCCCAATCATATTCATTACAATGTGTAATGGCGATTGATTTTTCGTCTCCAAAATTCCCTACATCATTGGAACATCTATTATATAATTCTCCTAAATCAAGTGTTCCATATCTCAATGTATCCTGGAATGGATTTGGTACATTTGTTTTGTCAAACATATACTCATTGATAAATTTCTTATTACATTCAGATGGGAATTTACCAGCACCATGTCTTGTTAAATAAGTACGAGACACATAACAAGTCTCAATATTTATCTCATCATTCCATTCAACATTTTCAATTATTCTTTTGGGATTTTTAATACCTGTATTAGATGGAGTTAAATGTGGGAAATATTCAGTATTATCCTGATCAAGTAATAAACCTTGTGCGACTTCAAAAACAATATTATCAAACTGATTTAAGAAATAATTATCTGATATGACCAATGAATGATTATTCATAAAATCCCAATCATCCAAAAAATGTTCAAATATACCATTATCAAGGAATATTTTTGACCATTCATCTGTTAATATGATATTCTCTCTTTCAAATTGTTCTAAGTAATATTCCCTGATATGATAATCCACATCAGTTATACCAGCTTTATATCTTTTGATAGTTTCAAAAATTCCTAAGCCACAACTACCATGTTTATTTTTTCCACGATTTTCCTCTATAATCTGATTTGCCATCATATCAAAAGGTGTTGTCAACATACAATTTTGATTGATATAAACATTTGGTATATATCCTAATTTCATCAATTCATCATATTCCTGTTTAAAAATAATTGGATTGACAATAAAATCCTCAGATAAATATGTACTTGTATGATTGAATGTTCCAGATCCAAAATGATGAAAGACATGTCTGATTCCATCAGGTGTTGTTACGGTATGTCCTCTCTGAGCACCGCCATTTGAACAAACAACAATACTATTAGGTTTCTGTGAGAAATAATCTGTCATTAAACCCTTACCTTCATCACCAAAGTTTGCACCTATTACAATCTTAATGTCTTTCATCTTTTAAATCTCCTATCTTACCAAGTAATTCCTTCCGAGTTAGAAGGTGTAGCAACTGTATCTGTTACATTATTCTCTGCTTCACTAACAATAATATCTACAATCTCATTTGTAATACTATCCATAGTTACTCTTCTAAAATGTGTATTATCAAGATACTTCTTATAAGACCTTTCAATCTCCTCTTCGTCCCATCTGTAACCATGATTTACGTCTAAGTGATAAATATTAAACTTCTGAGAAGTCTCTTCATATAAATCCTTAGTTTCTACATCAGACTGAAGGTTATCCCCTGTTACCTCTGATAAACCATGACCTCTACTCTTAAATGGAAGATATGGATTTAACTGCTCATCACCCATTGTAATAATAATTCCTTTTCTTCCACGATTTAAGCAATCAAGCTTTGTGTGACGAGAACCGAAGTACCATGCTGCTGTGTAGGATTCATAACTGTTTCCACCACCACCAAACTCAAAATAAATCTTATCAAGCTGTTCAGCAATACGAATATCCGACTCAAACTGTGAAGCCTGAATTGGACAGCTATCACAAGCTAAATCACCAATACCCATGATAAGGAACTCAACATCTGTAACTTTTTCATATAACTTAGTCATAATTACATTCAACTTCTTGGCTACTTCAACAGCAGCCTGTCCCATAGAACCAGTAACATCAAGAGCAAGAATAACTGGAATTGTATTTGGATGCTCCTCTGTATCACAGCACTCTCTAATAACATTCTTAGGATCAAGTGCAGAATCAATATTTCTTGCCTTAAACATATCCTGATTAGAATAAGAACCACTAATCATACCATCCGTTGAAACACTCATGCCCTTTGTTGTTGAATAACTTACATAACTATCTCTTGTCCATGATCCACATCCCATATTATGCTTCCTCCTCTTCGTCTACTTCTGTATCATCGTCATCATTGCTACTCATATCAAAATCAAACATTCCGTCAAACATATCGCCCATATTTCCACCCATCATCATAAGTGGTAACATAGAACTCATTCCACTATTTCCATTCATCATGCCAGTAGAACTATTATCGCCCTTCATCATCTGAGAAAGCATCATGTACTTGAAGATATTATTTGTACCTTTTTTACCCTTGATAACATCACTACCAAACATTGAAACAATCTTGCCATAAAAATATGTATTACCCATAAATACATGCCTTTCGGGAAGTACAGTTTCAATTGTTGAGTCTTCATAATTAATGACTGTAATCTTTGTCTTATCAGCTTCAATAACACATCTTGGCTTGCCATTTACAAGAATAATGTCGCCCTTCTCAACTTTATTAGTTGGAATAATAAAGAAGAATTCCTCACCAATATCAAATACAAAGTTACTACAGTTTGTGAGCTTGCCAGTCTTGATGTTATATGTCTTATAACCACCATTTGTCTTAACTGCAATTCCACCATTCATAGAAAGTCTACACATTCCACTTCCTACTTTACCAAACATACCATTTAAAAAATTGTTCATCATATTTATTTCCTCCTATGATATAAAAATTATTATTTACAATTACTTATTCTCTCAATTGCGACATTTTCATCAGTTCTTCTTTTTCAGATTCTGATAATGTTAATCCTGCTTTAATCCAAGCTTCCGTTTGTTTGTCGAGTTTCTTCTTATACTTATCTCGAATTGTCTCATTTCCACTCAACAATCTTTTACAATTCTCATACTGAATATCATTTGTCTCATGAGCATTTCTAAGATTACTTTCTAAGCAACGAATAATATCAATCAGTTCATTTTTCGTCATAGATTTTAATGTACTATCTGAATATGTTTTTCTTCCATCACCTATTGACATGTTCTACCTGCTTAAACAATCTAGCTGGAAATTCGTCTATATCGCCATCTTTATAAGCTTGTTCTTCACCAACCCAAACAATTTCAATTTTATTAGGATTAAAATTTGATCTACCAATAAAATAAGCCTTCTTACCTTTTTTATAAAATGTTGTATCATCAATTAATTCAATAATATCTCCTCTTTTCATTCTTTTTCCTCCGATTTTCATAATACTGTTTTATCAATTAGCTGTCCTATATAATTATTCTCCTATAATTATTTAAAACATCATTTATCTTATCAATTAATACTGTTGGATCACTTGATATAATCATTATATCGAAAATGTTCTATCTGATGGATATTCGTTTAAGATACATAAAATTACTTGGTATAACCAAGAAGAATATCAGTCTACAATGAAAGATGCTGCTACTCTTGGAGGTTCAGCACTTGATTATCTCACAAGTCTTATGGGAAATCCTTATGAAGCTTATTGTAAATTAATATTTGAAAATGCAATTGGAATTAAGAATTTAATGATTCCACTTCAGACTTCATTTACTCAGTCAAATAAAAAGGATTCTGGTGGACAAACCAAAAATGATGATGATTTATCAGATAGTGCAATTCAGACTAGAGATGGTGACAAAAATGCTGGCACTTCAGCAAATAATTAATCAAGAGGTGACATACATGAAAAACAATTCTCAATTTCTATTCACCTCGGATGAGGTAACAAAAAATAACCTAACAAAATTAGGATTCTCAGAAATTCCATCTGGGGGTTCTTTTTTTATATTTATTAATGATTCAACTTTAAAATTCGATGACACTATCCCAATAGATAAAATTGGATTTACAAATAAGTTGATGTTTTAAGCCACTTTCTTGAGTGGTTATTATCATTTTAGAAAGGAGGTCGAAAAACGATATAATGTCAAAAAGAAAAATTTATTCATTAGAGGATTTATATAATTTAATCTCCAAAGATAAAGCGAATTATAGTTTTAATTCAGAAAGAACAGGATACCAGTTAGCAGTACAAGTTCCTGCACAGTTTGAAGTCATGAAAGAAAATAATGATGATTCTCTTCTATTCTGTAAGGTTAAGTTAATGCATTCTGGTGAAAACAGAAATCATTCTAGTGTTACCGATAATGCATTAATAAAGGCTTCTAAAACTTTAGCTTACAAACCTGTTTTAGCAAATTTTATGGAATATACTGATGAACAGTCAGGTGAAACATTAAAAGATTTCACCTCGCATGATATGGAATTAGATGATGATAATAATATTGTCTATATAGAAAAACAAGTTGGTTGTTTTACGTCTGACGATGCATTTCTTGAAGTTGAAGAAGAAACTGGTCATAATTTCTTATATGGTTATTGTGCTATTCCTCGTGATTACACAGCCGCTGCTTCTATTATTGAAAGAAAAGGTGGTACAAAAATTAGTGTAGAACTTGGAATTAATGAAATGCAATATAATGCTAGTTTAAATGTTCTTGAACTTACAGATGTAACAATTACTGGTGCAACTCTTTTAGGAAAAAATTCTGTCACATTAAACAATGTTGAAGAAGGCATGAAAAATGCAAGAGTTGATTTACTTGATTTTTCTGAAGAAAACAATTCTTTATTCTCTTCTATTTCAGAAGATGAACACTCTAAATTAATTGAAACTCTGGATAATCTTAATAAAACTTTATCCAGTCTCAATATAAATTCAAAAACTAATCCAACAGTTGAAAAATTTGAGAAAGGAGGAAATACAGAAATTAACATGACAAAATTTGAAGAATTACTGAAAAAATACAATAAAACTGTAGAAGATATTACTTTCGAGTATGAAGGTTTATCTGATGAGGATCTTGAAAAAGTATTCTCTACTACTTTTGGTGAATCAGAGCCTACGCCTGACACAGTTTTAACAGAGTCAGATAAGTCAGATGATGATACTGATGACGACACGGACGATAGTACTACAGATGAGCCAGACGACACTGATAACGCAGATGATGATAAGGACAAAGATACATATTCTAAGATTTTTGAGTTATCACATGAAGATGTACGTTCTGCATTATATCAGCTCTTAGCTCCAATCGAGGAGACATTAAATGAGTATTACTGGATTATGTCCGTATATGATGATTATTTCATTTATGAGTCTTGCTGTGGAAATTACTACAAACAGGCTTATACAAAAGAGAATGATGCTATTGCTTTTGATGGCGAACGTCAGGAAGTGTTTGCTGAGTTTGTAACTGCTGATGAGAAAGCTGAGTTAGAGGATATGAGAGCTAACTACTCTTCTATTTCTGAAAAGCTTACTAGATATGAAGAGGCAGAGGAAATCGCAGATAAGATGACTGTTTTTGAAGATCAGGCATATAGCAAGTATCTTGAGACAGATGAGTTCAAGAAACTCATGGATGTTGAAAATGTAAAGAAATTCACAAAGGATGAGTTAGTTGAGAAAGCAGATGCTGCTCTTGGTAAGGTAGTAAAAACTACAAAGACATTTTCTATGAATGCAGAGGAATCACATAAGGAGACAAAGCCTTCTTTCTTCGCATTTGCTAGAACTGAGCATGAATCATCATTCTTAGATGGATTACTTAAGAAATAGTTAAAAAATGAATATTAACAAATCAATCGGAGCGTCAATAGACGTTCTTTTTTATTGCAAAAAATTATTAAACAAGGAGGAAATTTAAATGATTTATACAAATTTAGCAAGCCGTGAAAAAAATATGCACGGTTTATTTGAGTCATCAGCGCTTTTAGCAACAGACGTAGGAAACATCTACGATGCACTTGTAAGAGACGAAAGTGAAAAACCTATCTCGGTAGACAATGGTGTTGCTTTAAAGATCGGAGACTACACAGGTAATGGTCTTGAGGAAAGATATGCAACTATCGCAAAGATTACAGATAAGATTGCTGTAACAGGCGCACCAGCAGAGGTTAAGACAGCACTTACAACTGAACAGGGACAGGCTTATAACTACACAAACCCAGCAGGTAAGCCAGTAAAGACATATCAGATTGCAGATCCATCTGTACATACAGATATTTTTGGTATTGCTTCTTACCAGTTCACAGATGATAGTGCAGAAAAAGTTAAGGCTGGAAATCTTGTAACTGTTGATGGTAAGGGTGCATGGATAGCTTCTGAGGCTTCTGAACTTGCTACTCTTCAGGGTACTAATGGTTTTGTTGGAAAGGTTCACAGTCTTTCAGTAGGTACATATTACACAATTGTTCGTATTCAGGTTCTTCAGAACAAGGATATTGCGTAAGAGAAGGGAGGATTAAATAGATGAAAGATATTACATGTTTCAGTGCTAACGTTTTAGCACAGTTCGACAATAAATATGACAACATGCTTGAGTTCAACTCACTTATGATGGACGCAAGCAATAGCGTATATGAGAAGTATTCTAAAGAGGATACACAGACAATTCTTAGAAAGCAGTTTAATAAGATTCTTGGTCTTAACTTCAAAGAGGCTAATTCCATGAAGCGTAGACAGGCTTGGAGAGATCACAATAAGGAAATTGCTACTCTTATCGAGGATGTAATTGCTGACAAGATGAACTCTGGTTGGAACACAGCTAATGCTCGTTTCATGGAGTATGTTGACGAGAGAAATATTGCTGAAGGAGATGCAAATGAGTTCTTCGTAGAAGATAACTCTCTTCTGACAGTTTCTAAGTTCGCAGGAAATCACCATGACATTCGCAAAACAGTGTCCGCATAGTGAAAACTGTGTGAAAAAATACACATTTAATTGCTGGAAAGTCCTAAAGACAATTAAACCACAACGCAAGGATGAAATAAGCCTAATCGTGAAGGTTACGAAAGTAGAAAAAATTAATTGTATGAGAACGAGGTTAAATCCCCTGTTCTTTTTTAATGGAAAATCAGCAGGTAAGTTCCGAATAGGAAAAACTTCAACGACTATCCCATCGGCTATAAAAAATATAGCAATAGGAGTACGGCTCAAGTGAGTGGGTGAAAATCCCTTAAATGGAAATGGTGTGCATCCTAAAAGGATGAAGATATAGTCTGTTCACATATAAGAATATGTGGAGTTTAAGCTCAACAGGGAGTAACGCCCCTATAAATTTATTTTCCTTAAATACAAAATGAAAAGAGATGATTTTTTATATCTGATATAAAATCTGGTATTTATTATATTGAGAATCAAATCAATAATAAAAAATATATTGGACAATCAAATAATATTAAAGATAGATGGCGTAGACATATTAGTGAATTAAATAAGAATAAACATCACAATGATTATTTGCAAAAATCATGGAATAAATATGGTGAAAATAATTTTGTATTTAAAATTATTGAATATTGTTCAATTGAAAATCTTGATAATAGAGAACAATATTGGATTGATTTTTACAATACGATGGATCGTGATTTTGGTTACAATCTCAAAACTGGTGGACAAAATGGCAGTTCAGTAATGTCTGATGAGACAAAAGAAAAAATGAGTATATCAGTAAAAAATTCTTATAACAATTCTAATCTTCGCAAAACACGAAGTCTTAATGCCCTAGGACAATGGGCAAATCCAATAATAAAAGAAAAAATACTTGGTAAAAATAATGGAATGTATGGAAAGCATCATTCCGAAGAAAGTAAAAGAAAAATAAGTGAACATTCCAAAGGAAGAAAAAGTTGGAGAAGAAATACTACTCCTATCCTTTGTATTGAAACAAATATTAAATACGATGATGCAACCG